CTAGAGCATTACAGGTAATTGGAAAATCAGGCGAAGGTGAATTTTTAAAGGCAGCAAAACAAGCTCTTGGGGGTTCTTTTGAAACAATAAATCAATTGATAACAGCTCCTGGAGCAGATAATTTCTTAAAATCTTATTTTGCTGGGAAAGCAGTTGGAGCAAATATCTTAGGAAGATCAACTGGTATGGTTGTTAATCCAAACCTTGAACTTCTGTTCAGAGGCCCACAACTAAGATCATTTCAATACAATTATGTCTTTACTCCAAGAGATCCTGATGAAGCACTGATGGTTAGAAAGATTATCAAGTTCTTCAAAAAAGAAATGGCAGTTCAAAGAAATACTTCTAACCTATTTCTCAATACACCTAATGTATTTCAATTAAAGTATGTTTACAAGGCAAACCCAGGCGGAGATCATCCTTACTTAAATAAAATAAAACCTTGTGCTCTCACATCATTTAATGTTGATTATACACCCGATGGAAGTTACATGACATATCAAGGTGGTTCTATGACTTCATATTCAGTATCTCTTCAATTCAGTGAACTTGAACCAATTTATGCAGATGACATTGCAGGAAGAGGTGGCACTGGTGATTCATACTTAAACGAGACAACAACAGGATACTAAAATGGCAAAACCTTATTTCAGATTCGTTCCAAACTTTAATTACACCAGTAGACAGAAAGGATCAAACTCTACTGACTATACACAAGTTAAGAATCTGTTCAAGAGAGGAAAACTTCGTGATGATATTTTTGGTGAGATTTCTTTCTTTACAAAGTATTCCATCATTGGAGATGAAAGGCCTGATAGTGTCGCATATAAAATTTATAATGATTCAACTCTTGATTGGGTAGTTCTTCTCTCAAATAATATTATTAATGTTCAATCAGAATGGCCTTTAAGTCAACAAAATTTTGACAATTACTTGTATGAAAAATATATGAACATTGAAACAATCAATGCTGTTCATCATTATGAATCAAAAGAAGTTAAGACTAGCACAGGTACTTTGATCTTTAAAAAAGGAATAAGAATACCAAACAATTATACTATTTCATTTTATGATTCTGGATTAGGTACTGAAGTTACTACAACAAACATTGCAGTTCCTGTAACCAATCTTGAGTATGAAACTCAACTTCAAGAAGATAAAAGAAATATCTTTGTTCTTAAACCACGTTATCTGAATATTATTTTTAATGATCTTGAAGATTTCATGCCATATAAAAAAGGTTCTACTCAATATGAGAGCAGAACCTTGAAGAAAGGAAATACAATTAAAATCTACGAATAGATCTATAAAGATTAATATATGCTGCGATAACTAAAAGCGTTAAGCATAATTGATTATACGTCACTCTTCAGCAAGTCGTTGGAAGTAGCTAAGGGCATCATCCTCATCATCATTAGACTTGGAGGAACTCAGAGAATTGAGTTGAGAACTCAGTTCTTCAGGAAGTTCAGACTTCTGTGAACGGGAAGAGAAATCAGGCGTGTAAGAACCGCGATCATTATCTTCATCATTAGTCTCTTCGTCATAACGAGGACGTGAAGACTTTTGTCCAAGAACTGCTTTCAGACGTGCTTCCAATTGTTCATAAGTCTTGAACTGATCAGGAGCAGTCAGTGCATTCAGAGAGTACTGCTTCTTCCACAGTGCTTCCAGAGCATCATCGTCATCGAGCAGAGGGCCAGTGCGATCAAACTCTGACTTGTCATAGTTCCAGTAACCATCTTTCTTGACAATCTTCAGTTTGAAGTTAGCACCTTGCCAGAAATCAAAGGGGTTGATGGGAGTCTCGTCTTCGAACTCTGGTTGCATTGCTTCCATGATCTTGTCAAAGATCTTCTTGCCATACTTGAACAAGAAAACTTGTCCTTCATTCTGAGGATTGGCAGGATCCTTTACAACATAGATGTTACTGTAGTAAGACAGTTTACGCTTCTGCTTACGAACCGTGTCTTTATCTGCATCGTTACCGCTGTTCCACAGTTCGCGGTTGTATTCTCCAAGAGGATCTTTCTGTCCAATAGTAGTCAGAGAGTTCTCGATATACCAACCACCAGGGCCTTGGAATGCATGAGAATACATCTTTGCCCAAGGAAGATCTTCTCCATCGGGAGCGGGCAGGAAACGGATAACTGCAAAACCATTACCAGTTTTGTCCATTTCAGGTTTCCAGAGACGATCATCACCGCCGCCAGAAGTGTTATTCATCTTCTCAACTTCTTTCACCAGTTTAGAAGTGAGAGAACCAAGAGAAGATTGCTTTTTAAGATTTGCGAAAGACATTCGGATTACCTCGGATTTTGTACGGATTTGGCTTTTGTGTACTCCAATATTTTACATGTCGGAACCAGTCTTGTCAATCTGTTCCTTCATCATTTCAAGCATCTTACTCATGTTGTTTAATACGACACTCATATCAACATTCTTAGGAAGTCCCATCATGTTAGCAGAATCAATGATTCTTTCTTTCATTTGTTTTGCTTCAGGATCATCAGACAAACTCAATCTTGTATAGAGAACTTTTTGTTTCTCCAACAACTTTTCAAGAAGTCCAACATGAAACATTTTCTCTTCTTTATTCATCGTTTGAAACTTAAAGACGTTACGATAAACATCTTCTTGTAACTCACTGATTTCTGCCATCTCTGCACGGACGACATCTGAATCGAAAAAGCTCATTTTTCTCCTAAAACAATTTCCTTAAGAACTTTTTTATATTGAAATACATCTATATGTAGGAAGGGAGAATACTTCTTTATTCTCATACTTACGGTTTGCCACACCGGATCCTGGAGTTTCTTATCAAATTCATTTCTGAATCCAAGAATATTATCCAGAATCACCATTGTCTCAATTGAAATATTATTTCTTAGATACTCTTTCAAAATTTGTGGATGTCTAGAACCATCCATAGCAAACATTGAATCAAAATTATTGTCAGCAAAAATGCTTTCTATTTCTTCTTTGAAGACATATGAAAGAGATTGATTTCTTTTCTTCCATTCTGTATATCTGTCTTCACCCTCTCTGATCATTTCTCCTATCCAAAGTTTTCCTGGATCAGTGCAGGTGATAAAGTTAGATACAAAGAAATCAACTACTTCTTTGTCGTCTTTGTTTCTTGCAAGTTTTTCAAACCAGAAACGATCTTTCCGTTTGTAGAAAGACTGAACGGTAGCACGACTCTTCCCACAATACTTGTGGTAGTCATACTTTTCTTTAGTGAAGTGATTCTTCAGAGAGAGGTATTGTCTGTAAGCATCAACAGGCATCATTCTTCAAAGTGGTAGTTTCGCTCTAGAACTTCTCTTCAGGAAGTTAAGTTCCATAGCTTCATACTTGATCTTTTCTTTCAATGGTTTTGAAATCAACTTGGGAACAGATTCCAAGTCAATTTTATTTCTATCACAGAAGAAAACAATGGCATCAATGTAATTCATGTCAGCATTATCCCTCACGATAATCTCAATCTCTTGAGCAAACTTTGAAGGACAAAGAAATTTCTCTTCGATAATTTTTGTTAGTTCTTTTGCTTCATCAGGCATATTCTTGTAGTTTGAATTCAACAAACTCTCTAATATATTCGGAGAGCAATTTAATGTACTTTGCTTTGTCATACTCTTCATAAACGACACATTCACCACTTTCACAAGACATGATAATTACAAACTTCTTCACAATGATACCAGTGAGTTCAAAAAGCATACATGCATATGCGGCACACTGAACAAAGTAATGATCGATCCAATCTCTTGGTTTTGGTTTCTTTGAAGTTTTAAAATCGATGATGGCAAGTTCACCATCATACTCAGCAATGCAATCTACGGTTCCTGCAATACCAAGCTGCTTACTATACAGAGAACTTTCAAGTGCATGAATATTATTTATTCGATTCAAATCTGGTTTAGCAATCTTGAAGAGAAAGTCTGATAGTGGTTGAACTTGTGGAAGTTCATTATTCATTAGATAGTTTTCAACCAGAGTATGCATATCAGTTCCACGACTGGTTGCTGCTCTAGTGATCTTATCGGCTTTCTCTTCACCGATTTTCTTACGCCAATTAATAAAAATTTGACGGTTGATATGACTAATAACCGAAGTGATTGATACTAACTTTGTAAGTTCCCCATCAGAAACTTTATAGTACCTCACACCATCAATTGTTTCTCGTTCGAGATCAGGAAGTTCAATATCAACGTGTTCAAAAATCATAGATTAAGTTCCATTTTTGCTATAATATATTCTTTCACAATACCTGAACGAATGATGTCATCAACACCAAATTCAATAATACCAAAAGAAGGCATTGCTCTCAAGATTGACATGAAATCAATGATTCCATTTTTTTCTTGTGTCTTTGTGAGATCAGTTTGAGTAGCATCTCCACAGAAGCAGATACGGCTATTCTCACCAACTCTAGTAATTATACTATCAAGTTCATGAAAATTCAAGTTTTGAAATTCATCAACGATAATAAAT